TGGAACAATTCGTGGTCGGCAGTGGAAAAGGTACAGCTTGGTTAGCACGATCTTTTACTGGGTTGAGTTTGGCTCAGGAGGCGGTCAAGTTGTATATGACGGCGCAACGCGAGGGTCTTTTGTGGGCGCTGCTCCTTCTAGCTTCACCACTGGTGGCTACACATATTACAGGGGGAATTTTATGTATACCGAGACTGTAACTGTGGGCTACTACAGCGACACCAACTCTTATTATGAAATCTCTCGAGCTTGAAAGACAAACCAATGATTACAAAGTTCAACATCAAAAGTGTCAAAGTCTTCGATAAGATCGGGGATGCGATTAACGTAATTGGCATGGTCGAATGGGTTGTTCGTATTTCAAACGAAGAGACTTCGATTCTGGGTATGGGTGAAACATTCATCCCAATTGGTGACCTTACAAACTTCACTGCTGTCGAAGATTTAGACGAGCAAACAGTGATGTCGTGGGTCATTGCCGCAGAAGGCGGAGATGAGTTTGTTCAGCGACTGATTGATGCACACAGGCCAATGCTTGAGCGCAAAGCCATCGAGTCCAGGATGACCGTCTTAAAGGTTCCGTTTGCGGGAGCTGATCCAAACAGACAAATCTTCCCAACCGCTTCTTCTGGGACAATCCCGTCGGCAGGTCAAATGGGCTTGCAGGCAATGAACCCAAGCCGACCAGCCAATACTCTTCAATCAGTTTAAGGATTGCCATGACCGCACCAATCATCAACGTAGGCCTTGTATCAAACGTCTTTGTTCGGCAAATGCACTTTGCTGCAGTGGGCGACTCAGAAGTGGGGCACAAGCATCGCTACGACCACATGACGCTGCTCGCCAAAGGTCAGCTCAGGGTCACCGTCAACGGCCAAGCAACCGACTACACAGCGCCGATGATGATCTTTATTCGTGCCAACCTGGTGCATGAGCTCGAGTGCCTCTCTGAGAACACGGTGGCTTACTGCATCCACGGACTGCGTGATGCCGACAAGTCAGACGACATTGTTTCGCCAGACATGGTTCCTCGTGGTGTTGTACTTCGCTCAATGATTGCTCAGGTCATCGAGTAAATGACTGCGGTTAACCGATTTCATTCCTCAGAGTTTTTTGGGGGCGCACCCATTCCTGACGAATGGGAAGATGCCCGTGCGTTCATGAATTGGTACATGACGAACGGAATGCCGTGGATGATTCCATGGGGAGCGGAAGTGATTTGCTCTGACGATGCAACTGCTATTGCTCTGTTTCGTAAGGGACGTTGGCTTGCTGAACTTTACTTGGTTCATCCGAATCTGCCTGTGCCGGTTCATTCGCATCCAGACGTTGAGTCGATCATCGTGTACTTAGGCGGTGGTGAGCAGGAGCAAGAGGATGAATTCGGTATGTCCACCAAGTGGGGCGTGATTGCTCCTCTCTTAAAGAGCGGCGAAACCCATGGCGGAAGACCTTTTGGTCAGTCTGCAAAAGGGTATGCCATGATCAATTTTCAGCACTGGCCCGAAGGCGTTGAAGTAACCTCTGCAGCTGTTCGCTGGCAAGGTGACACAGCCGGCCCAAAACAAGATGCACTGATTGCCAGGTATTTCCCGGCAGCAGTTCCTGTACCTGGCTTTGCAGATATAACTGCTTGTGCTCCAACTCCAATTCTTTAACCAACCAAGGAACCACCATGTCCGCAACCTTTGAAACCAAAATCAATGCCATCCGCACCGGTACCGTGGGCGAGCTCACAAACGTCGTCAAGCGCGTCGAATTCACCGTGAAGGGTACTGAGCAAGGCCAGAGCTTTGAGCTGCCTCAGAACGTCGATTTGGCCGATCCACAGAGCGAGGCCTTCGTGCCCTTGGCTCAAGTGACTGAAGCCAACGTGGTTCAGTGGGTGAACGAGAACTTCACCAACATGAGTGCTGTTCAAGAGCATATCCAATACGTGCTGAACCAAGAGGTAGCCAAGGTTGCTCTGGCTGAAGCTCCTCTTCCTTGGGCTCCAGCTCCTGAGCCTGTTACTCCCTGATCCATAGAAAGCTGTACTCATGGAACAGATGGACGTATCCCACCGGGAGATCTATGACCGCTTGATAGCGGTCGAAGCAAAGGTCGACAAGATCGACAAGGCCACTACTGATGTGGTGGCTGCATTCGGTGCCGCTCAAGGCGCTTTCGTTGTTCTCGAATGGTTCGGCAAGATTGCAAAACCAATCCTTTGGGTTGGCGCATCAATCACCGCGATCGGAGTCATATGGCAAAACATCCGCATTAAGTAAGAAAGGGGGTTTCTATGGAACCCATCACCATGGCCCTGACTGCCATGGCTGCTGTTCAAAAGACAGTATCCATGATCAAGCAGGCATCTAAAACCGCTGATGATGTGAGAAGTCTTGGCCCCTTGTTGGGCAGGTACTTCGAGCAGAAACATGAAGTCTCCAAGGCGCTGAACCAAGCTAAAAGCAAGGGCGGCTCCAACATGGGCAAGGCGGTCCAGATTGAACTGGATCTAAAAGCCCAACGTGACTTCGAAGAACAGGTCAAAGGCCTCTTCTTCCCTAACAACATGGATGTCTGGAACTCCATCATGGTCCGAGTGGCTGAGATGGACAAGCAGGACAAGATTGATCAGCAGATAGCTCGAGACCGTCAACGTCGAGCCAAGCAGGATCAAGAAGAAATGATAGAGATCCTGATCGTTGTCGGTGGCGTCATCGTTATTTTTCTCTTGGTTGGCTTCGGTGCCTACCTCGTTATGTTCGAGATGAAGCGATGAAATATCTGATCTTCCTCTGTTTGGGACTCTTCACAGGTTGTGAAGAGCAATACCGCTATTACTGTCAGAACCCAGACAACTTCCATGCAGAACGCTGCCAGAAGCCAAAGTGTCAATTCACTCAGACTTGTCCGGAGTATCTAGTCGCCCCAGTTTTGGAGAAACAAATTGAACAAACAAGACCTGCCTCTGCGCCAACCCCTGTCCGCTGAAGAGGCGGTCATGATCATGGAGGTCCGAGTATGGGCCTTCGTTGTTGTGGCTGTGACCATCATCTTGTTTGGCATTGTGGTGGCTCTTCTGTACTCCGTGACTTTCGTAACGCAGCCGATCAAGTCAATGGCTCCCATTGACCAGGCCTACACGAAGATGCTGAATGACATCGTGCTGCTGATCGTGGGTGGTATTGGTGGTGTGATTGGTAAGCGTGCTGTATCGACAGCAGCCAAAGCATTCTCACCACAGCCCCCACAGCAGCCGATGTGCCAACCAATGATGGGTGGCTACAACCAGAACAGTTACGCCCCTCCACAGTCTGCGTATGGCTTGCCATCACAGCCGTTTGGTGCAATGTCTGTCTGGAAGAACCCAGAGCTCGATGAGAGCTGGACACCAGGTCCGCCTCCCACGACACCGCCTGAATATCAAGAGCCTGACGAAGACCGCGCAGAGATTGCTGCAGCACGGAAGGAAGAAGAATGAATCCGCTAACCCTTTACCCAGCGATTGCGCTTGTTGCACTCCTTGCCATAGGTGGCTTCTACAAGTACGGCTACAGCAACGGTTGGGATGATCGGGATACCGAGACTCAAATAGAGATTGCTCGCAAGAACGAAGAAGCTCGAGTCAAAGAGCAAGAGATGGCAGCAGTTGTTTCTGCCAAGGAAGCTGAACTTAGAAAGGCCAACGATGTTGTCAACAAAAAGCAAACTGATCTTAATCGCCTCATTGCTACTGGCAGGGTGCGCCTCCCCGCCGCCAGTTGTCCACAAGCCAGCGTCAATCCCGCCACTCCCTCAGGAGATCGGGACAAAGCGCCAAGCCAACCTGACCCAGCGACTGACGGACCTTCTGATTCCGAGCGAGAAACCCTCCAGCTTATCGCCCAAATCGCCGCAGACGGAGACCGGGCAATCAATCAGCTCAACGCCTGCATTGACGCCTACGAAGAAGTAAGGAGAACAGCAAATGCTAACCGCTGAACAATTACAACGACTGCACATTGCTCCTCAATGGGCCGATGCACTGAACGCTACCTTTGAGCGGTTCAACATCCTGACGCCTCGTCAGCAAGCAGCCTTCATTGGCCAGTGTGGCCATGAGAGCGGAAACTTCCGTGTGCTTGAAGAAAACCTCAACTACCGTGCTGCCACGTTGCTGAAACTCTTTCCAAGAACACCAAAGAGAACTTGGGGATTCACGCCTGAGGAAGCTGCTGCCTACGAGAAGCAGCCGCGCAAGATCGCCAACCGGATCTACGGCAACCGCATGGGCAATCGGGATGAAGCTTCAGGAGACGGCTACCGGTTCCGAGGTCGTGGCTGCATTCAGCTCACTGGTTCAGCCAACTACTTCCATGCAGGCCAAGCCCTGGGTGTGGACTTCATCATGGAACCTGATCTGGTTTCCACGCCTCAGTACGCTGCGTTGACTGCTGGTTGGTTCTGGAACACCCAGAAGCTCAATGCTCTGGCAGAAGCGAGTAACACGCTTGCACTGACCAAGAAGATCAATGGTGGAACGATTGGGTTGGAAGACCGAATCAAACACACCAACATGGCGCTGGCGCTTCTGGGGCAGCAATCACAGATGGCTTAAATCTCGGATAGAGACAAGCGTCGGAACTTTTCGCTCAGCGTCGCCTCTGATTTGGGAATCAGGGTGACAAGGGAGTTTCTAGGAGGCTGGTTTAATACCGGCCTCTTGTACGTCCGGTCTTGGTGATCGATCTTGACCTGAGGCACGTAGTCTTTGCTGAATGGATTGGTCATGGGATTTGGTTTCCGTGGTACTTCATGGGTTGAGGGATGAGCTTGTCGGCCGACACAGTAAAGATGTTGCTGAGCCAGGGGTCAGTGGGACTGAACTCCAGGACACGCACCACTGGGCCTGTAGCAAGCGCCAGGACGTTCTTTTGGTGGTAGGTGTACCGATGCCCTTGCCGAGCGATTCTGAGGGCTTCTGGGCCGTCTGGTGCGGTCATGGGAGTGCTTTCAATAGTACAACCCCGTGCCAATAGCACAGGGCAAAGAAAAAAGGCCTGAGTCGTTAGACCCAAGCCCTTGATTTTGCTACACAAACTGGCGCGCCCGGCAGGATTCGAACCCACGACCCCTTGGTTCGTAGCCACGCATGATGT